ACTGGCAACTACGGCCACGCCGCAGCCACTGGCGAACACGCAATTGCAGCCGCCCTCGGTACAGCATCGAAGGCAATGGCCGGTGAAAAGGGGGCGATCGCGCTGGCCCATTTCAACGACGACGGCGAACTGGTTCACATCCGCGCGTCGAAGGTAGGCGAGAACGGTGTGGCGGCCGGCAAGTGGTATCTGCTGGATGCCGACGGCCAATTCGTGGAGTGCGAAGAATGACCCACCCCGACCTCGACTCCCTCGTCCAGCGCGCCAACCGGCAACTGGACGGGATGACCATCAACCGCGACCAGTTCTCGCGAGACGCCATCGCATTGGCTAGCGAGTTGCAGCGCTGGCGCGAAGCCCACGCCCGTTTGGAAGCCACTCGTCATGTCGGCAAGGGCCACCCTTTCGACGACATCTTCAGGGATCTGTTCAAGGGCCAGGCGCGATGACTCAATTCTTCGACCTGATGATCGACACCGAGACCATGGGTCTGCCGCCGGCCGGCGCGCTGCTGTCGATCGGTGCCGTCTTCTTCGATCTGCACACCCAGACGCGGGGGCCCACCTTCAACCGCACCATCAACCTCGCCTCCAGCGTCAAGCACGGCGGCACCATCGACGCAGGGACCGTGCTCTGGTGGTTGCGCCAGGGCGACGAGGCCCGCAAGGCGGTTGCCTATGGCGGCGAGCCCATCGATCTGGTGCTCGCAGACTTTGCCGCCTGGATCGCGCAGACCTGCCGCCATGACGACGTGCGCCCCTGGGGCAACTCTTCGACATTCGATCTGACCATCGTCGGCGGCGCCTTCCAGCGCCTGGGTCTGAAGGCCCCTTGGTATTTCACCAACGAGCGCGACTTCCGCACCGTGCGCAATATGTTTCCGCATATTGAATATGACCCGGGCGAAAAGGGTACTGGCGCGCACAACGCACTGGCAGACGCGCAATTCCAAGTTGCGCATCTCTTCAAGATCAAGAACCGAAACAAGGAGGTCTGATATGGGAGACATGGCTGATTACTTTGTCTCATTAGGACTAGATGCCGGGGAAGGATTTTCATCGGCGCGCAAGACCTTCGCCACATCCAATCGCTTGCAAGAGCCCTGGAGTCCCCCTGTGCGTTCTCGAACGAAAGTGCATTGCTCCATCTGCGGAGAAAAGCGCGTCCACTGGCGGTTGTTTGACGGCGAATATCAACTCGCGGACAACGCACGGCAACACCCGGGTAACCGATACGTAGTCCACCAGTGCGCCACCTGCGCCGACGGATTTGACGAGGTGCCTGATGCCCCGTGAATCCGCCATCGAGCGCGCGGACCGCAAGAACCACAAGACTGCGGGCCACCTGCTGCTGAAGTTTGTGAGCCCGGGGCGAAACGGCATGCCCGATGACATTTTGCTCAAACCGATCCCACCGGAGCACCAAGAACTCGTGGCTCGATATTTCCGCTTCGTAGAATACAAGAAGCCGAAAGCGACGCCGCGAGCCGACCAATTGCGCCGCCATGCCGAATTGCGCGCATTGGGTTTTACCGTCGATGTGATCGACAACCAATCAGTATAAGGATTAAGCAGCTATGCCTCTCATCCAAGTTCGCAATACCAACGACTCGGGCACGACAACTATTCAATCGGACCTGATTGAAAAAATGGAATGGGTGGGTCGCGCATGGCCTCCCTATACCGCGATCACGATATCCGGCAAGGTCATGACTTCAGCCGAAAGCCCCGAGGAAATCCAATCGAAAATCCGCGCAGCTACCGCCCAGCCCCCAACGGCACAGTCGAAGGCTGACACCCTGGCCCGCTACGCTGCGGCATTCGAGCTTTGGGAAGACGAGTTTCGCGCCGACCCCAGCACCTTCTTGACGGCGGAAGAGATCGCCGCCATGGAAACCGCGCCGCTGGCAGTACAGCGCGCCATGACTTTCGTGGGCTACCTGCGCGCCGGCGGACAGGAGGTCTGACCCATGCCCACCCTTCCACCAAACTCGGACGAGCGCGACGCCGCGCTGCGCGAACTCGCCACAGCCCTGTCGGCCACCGCCGCCGGCCACCCGCTGGATATCTCGATTGGCGCGGCTGCGACCTTCATCGTCAGCCAGGTTGAGGCCGTCGGCGATCCTGACCTCTTCGCATACGCTGCGCGGACGCTGCGCCGGGTCGCGGACATCCTGCAGCCTCCGGCCGCATGACCAAGCGATACACGCCCCGCCCCTGGCAGCCCCAGATGACAGAGCACATGCTGCGGGTGCCGCGGGCCAACGTGTTCGCTGGCATGGGCTCCGGGAAAACTGCGGCAACCCTGGAGGCACTGGCCATCCTGCTGCTGTTCGGGGTCGTCCGGCGCATCCTGATCATCGGCCCGAAGCGCGTGGCGCGCGACACCTGGCGTGACGCCATCTGCAGCTTTGGCCAGTCCTTCGCCTGGATGACCATCGCCGTCGCCATCGGCGACGAGAAAAAGCGGCGCGCGGCCATCCAGGCCGGCTGCCACATCACCGCGATCAATTTCGACAATCTGGACTGGCTGGTGGACAACTACGGCCCTGACTGGCCGTTCGATATGGTGGTCGTGGACGAGTCCACCAAGCTGCGCGGCCTGCGCGTCTCCATCCAGACGCACAAGAAGTCCGGCAAAAAGTGGCTGGCCGGCCAGGGTGCCAGCCGGGCGAAAGCCCTGGCGCGCGTGGCGCACACCCGGGTGCACCGCTGGGTGAACCTCACCGGCACGCCGGCCCTGGCCGGCCTGGAAGCACTCTGGGGGCCAACCTGGTTCCTCGACGCTGGCCACCGCCTGGGCAACTCATTCACGGCTTTCTCGCACCGCTGGTTTCGCTCGGTGCCCGGCTCCGACCCGCAAAAGCAGGTGATCGAGCCCATGCCCTTCGCCGAAGAGCAGATCCGCAACGCCATCCGTGACATCACCCTGGTGGTCGACATCAAGGACTACGTCGACGTGGGCGAACCGCAGGAGAACGTGATCTACGTGGACCTGCCAGCGCCAGCGCAACGGCAATACGACGAGATGGCGCGTGAGCTGGCCACCGAGATCGAGGGCCAGGTGATCGAGGCGTTTTCGGCCGGCACGAAGAGCCAGAAGCTGCTGCAGATCGCCAGCGGCGCAGCCTACACAGACGACCAGGGTGTCTGGGCATTGGTGCACGACGAGAAGATCGAGGCGCTGAAGTCCGTCGTAGAGGAAGCCCTGGGCATGCCGCTTTTGGTCTTCTACCACTTCAAGAGCGATCTCGCCCGCATCCGCAAGGCCTTCCCCAAGGCGCGCACGCTTGACGACAAGGGCGCGAAGGAAGACTTCGAGGCCGGGCGCCTGCAGATGCTGGTTGTGCACCCAGCCAGCGCTGGCCACGGCGTCGACGGCCTGCAGCACGGCACCTGCCAGTGCGTCTTTTTTTCCACGAACTGGTCCGCCGAGAACGACGCCCAGGCGATCGAACGCATCGGGCCCACGCGCCAGATGCAGTCCGGGTACGACCGCCCGGTCACCGTCCATCGGATCGTGGCGCGCGACACCGTGGAAGAGTCCGCGATGTACCGGCTGCGCAGCCGAGTGTCGGTCGACGAGGCGTTGCGGCAGGGGCTGAAGAAATATCGCAAAACTTAGCGAAATACTTTCGCATTTCGCTTTGTTTTGCTAAACTGAGTTTCGCATTCAACAAAGGAGGTGCGAAATGGCAGTACAAGGCACAGAGCTGGCGGTCGGCCAGCGGTGGCGGACCCGAGGCGGGGCGGTGTTCGAAATCAAGGATGTGGGCAGTAGCTTCGTTCACGAAGGGTATCCCTACCCCGTCATGGGCAACTTCGTCGGCGCCCACCCCGGGCCCGCCCCCATCTACTGGACTGCTGAAGGCGGCAATCACCGCCAGCAGGCTTCGGGGCTGGATCTCGTCGAACTGATTAGCCAGCCTGCCCCCGCGCCAGTGCCCCAGGCGGTAGACCTCCCGGTCGAGAGCATCGAGCTGGCGGCAGCGGATCTGCCGAACCGGGCGCCCGACATCCTGGAAGCTGCAGCCGGCCACATGCGCGATCGCGCGGCGACGTTCGACAAGCCCGAAGGCGAACGGTCGATGGCCCAAACCGTGGCCATCTTCAACCAGTTTCACGGCGCCAGCATGACGGAGGCCCAGGGGTGGCACTTCATGCAGATCCTGAAGGACGTGCGCCTCTTCACGCGCGACGGCTACCACCAGGACAGCGGCGAAGACTGCGTGGCCTATGCGGCTCTGAAGTGCGAGGCCAAGGCCCGTGAAGGCGGTGCCGCATGCTGATCACTGCCTTTGCCATCCTCAGCGGCGTGGCGCTGCTGTTCACTGGCTACCTGGCCGGCTTGGCCCGGGGCTCGGCCACCGGCCGCGATACCCAGTTGCTCGACTTCCTGGAGGCGGGCGGCTACTCCCTGCAGTGCCTGCGCGGCATGAATGGCGATGACGACACCTGGGCGGTGACCGATGGCGCCAAGGGTGTCATCGGCTCGCCGACCTACGACTTGCGCGAGGCTGTGGAAGCGGCGACGGGGAACGAACCGGAGACGACCCATGGCTGACGAAGCAGACATCACCGCCGACCGCGAAGAGCGCGAGGCCCCCATGCGCCTGGCAGCGAGCCGGCGCAACCCCGGCCCGGCTGCCAACGGCCTGTGCCACTGGTGCGACGAGCCTGTCGCCTCCGGTCTGCGCTTCTGCGACGCAGACTGCCGTGACGACCACGCCCGGGCGCAGCGGAAGGGAGTGGCGCAATGACCATGAACCCCTGGCCGGCCTTCTTGGCGGCTCGTAAAGATGCGATCCACCATTACGTGGCCGAAGGCTGCACTTTCGCTGACATCGCCCACGCACTGAGTTTGCAGAATGCTGAGCATGCACAGCGCATCTACGAAGCTACGAAAAATGAAGCAGTGCCGCCGTCGAATGAGCGAATGGTTGGTGCAAGGCCCGAACTGGCGGCGCCCTATGGCGACCACAAGCGCGCTCTAGCGGCCGCGCAACTCCTGAACTCTGCTGCGGCGTTCTTTGCCAGCGAGGCGGACCACGGCATGCGCGGCGCTGTGAAATGGGTCGAAGGGGCCGGTGGTGCATTGGTCATTTTCACCCGGGGAGAATACCGCGAGCAGTTGCTGCGCGCTGTCGACGGGCCGGACGACCCGACGCACCGGTTCGCACCGGCGGAAAAGCCCGAAATCAGCGACGAGGCGATCAAGGAAGCTGCGCTGGCGGCTGGCGCGGCCAAGTTCTACCCGGACGCCCAATCCAAGAAGCCGTGGGCCGAGGAAGCCTTCTTGGTCACGGGCGGCTTTTTGCAGCGGTTTGTGAAGGCGATCTGCGCAAATTTTCCGGCGGATGTCGAGACGATCAAGAAGGCTGCCCGCTGGCAACCATCCACACCACTCGACAGCTGCACAGACCCCTACAACTGCGCCCGTTGCAAAGCGCACCCTGCGCACCGACAAGGGCTGCATCACGCAGGCATTTCCAGTTCATCCCGCAGGGAGGACAGCGAATCATGAAAGCCGCACTTACCTACGGGGGAGTCGCATTTTTCGCAGCCTGCATGCTTTCCAGTGGCGTCTCTACTCTCAGAGACATGCAGTGCCACGCCCGTTGGGCAAATTCAGGCTTCAAGGCGTCCTATTCCATAAGTACCGGGTGCCTCGTTCAAAAGCCCAACGGCCACTGGATTCCAGAGTCGGCAGTGCGGGAAACGGGAGTGTTGACATGACGAAATGCATCAATTTGCTGGATGACGACTGCGGCAACGAGCGCGAGTCCACGCTGACCGAGCGCGTGCTGTGGGATATGCTTATGGCCGCGAACGCCGAGTTCGTCTCAGCGCCCCGGGCGCCTGCAGAAACCGATAGGCACCACGAAGCTGTTCTGCGCCTTGAGGCAACGCAGGCTGCGTTGCAAGCCGTCATCGATGCCGTGCTCCCAGCGAACCTGCGTACACCGGGAGCGATGGACCGCATGGACGCCCCGTGGCCTGAAGCGGCTCGCGCCCTGTGGGGTGCGCGGCAGGACTGCGCTGCTGCCGGCGCCGCCGTATGA